TATCATGTAAGGGGTTAAAGGGCCCATTTAATTTACCTACTTCCTTTAAGTAACTTATCCATCCGGTGTAATCCGTTTTTTCTTTTGGTGGATCAATAAGTGGATTAAGGACGTTAAATTCAGTTTCAGATATAACAAACATTCTTCCGAGAAATCCTCCATGCATATCTTTTACACCGACGAAATCTGAAAAATGCGCATCATTCACTCCTCCTAATAATGTTACTGTTGGGTCCTTCAAATTAAACGTCTCCATCTTTAATAAAGAACGATATTCATCTTCATTCCAATTTCTATCATATAGATCAGTTAAGATGGTTAATGCCGCAGGATCAGCTACTAATGATGATGTAAATTCTGATGCTATTATAAATGCCTTTGCTCCTGATACTATCTTACCGCCTGGTGCTGATGTGGCGACTTCTAGCTCTTTAAGTATCCCTTGAATAGAAGATCTTCCGGAAATAATCTTCGTATTATTGACAGACCGAACTAATCGCTTTGCTAATGCGATTGGCGCACCCTTACGTAAACCGCTATCGGCATATAACATGACAAATATATTAGGATAAGTATTAAACTTTCCATTTCTATCCATCCATACATTATCCTTTACAATAGCTGAAATCGTAGCTAGAATTGACCAATACCAGAAGGATAAAGGGGATTCTAGCTCCCTATAAGCATCGAGAACTTCAGTAAGTAAATTCACATTTCACATGAATGTTTTCAGAATTGCTTGTCGAATTTTTTCTAATTCTTCAGGGGTTATTGCTATTGCTAACTGAATTTCCTCTTTCTCCTTCTCTGGATTACTTTCATCCATTTCATATGAATAGATGACTAATTGGTATCGGACCATTTATATTTCCTTTTTATTTGTATTGTTTTAACCATTCATAATAGTCATTAGCTCTCTTTTGAGCACAGGTTTTACAATTTCTTTCTCCTTTGCTTCCCAAAGTGATATTATCATTAGTTAATTCATGTCCATATTTGCAATGTGTTTTTATATTAGACATTGCTCCCCATTTTTTAGAATCATTTGTATTATCTTGTGCTGTTCCCACATAAAGATGTTCAGGGTTCCAACAATTTTTATTTAAACATTCTTTATGATTGGCAAATTGTTTTTTATCCTCTAAATCTAAACCTAAAAATAGATGAGCTGAAAGTCTATGAACTCTTTCAGTTCTTTTATTAAAATGAATTTCTCCGTATCCTTTAGGATTTGTATAACCTAACCAAATCCAGCAACCATTATTGGGAAGCTTAAAACTTTGTTGTTCTAATCTCTTGAGGAGATTGGTTTCTCTCATATTTTTAACCTCTTAAAATCCTTATAGTTAATACCTTCTTCTAATTCACAAGGAATAATAAGCTTTCTTCTTGATAAGGAACAATTGGAAAAATCAATGGGTCTTTCCATTTCCTCTTTTACAACTTTACCAACTTCACCAATATCGTTAATCTTAACAGACAGTAAAAGTGAATCATGGGATTCTAAAATAATTCTAATTCCCTGTAATTTTTCTTCAATTCTTAATTTGGCTGCTTTTGTATTATCACTAACGGTTCTTTGAGGAATATAACTGTATGCTTGTCTAAAAAGTTCTTCACCAAATCGCTCATAAAAAATTCTAACAGGGCCAAATTCCGCATCCACGCCGAATGGAACCGGTGCTCGTAACTTCCTTCCATTTGATAATGAAGATTGGATGCCTTTGTGAAATACTCCTTGAATGTTAGGATTTTTGGCATGGAATATCTTTAATGCATTTTCTGCAAATGCTTCTGTTATGTTAATGTCAATCTTGTATTTTCTGGCATCGGTATTCACCGTTATTGCGGCTGTCTTCTTTTTAGCTCCAAGATGGCCTGCATGACGTAAAGTCTTTCCAATAAATCGAGATGGCGATTCGTAACCCAATTTCTTTTTACTGTAATTCTCTTCCGTTCCCCCGAAAAACCAAGATGCTGTAATAGCATGCAAATCATTAGTATCGAGAAGACGTAAATTGACTTCATCATTTGCGAGTAAAAATACCACTCTTGCTTCAGCCTGTGATGAATCCGCATTGATGAATACCTCACCTTCATCTGCTATATACATGGAACGGAGATCATTGCCTACGTCACCATGCTTTGTCATGGTTTGGAAGGCAGTTCCCATTACTTTATTGATTTTTTTGCCAGAAAGATTGTGAACTTCTACTGTAGGTCTTATTGGTGGATCTTGCTGACCAGTAGATGTTCTTCCAGTTTCTAATGCGAGGAAGTATGTAGTTTTCATCCTTCCATCAAAATCTGCCATTGCTAATAAGTAGGTTGATATAGTTTTCTTAACACGCCTATCTTCCAATATTAATTCAATTATCCTTTTGTGGACAGGATTTTTGTTACCATGTTGCGCGAGTAACGCCGTGAGTTCTTCTTCTCCGGTTCCTTTTCTACGTGGCAATTTAAGGTTATCAAATAATAAGGAACTGACTTGCTTTGGCGAGCCTGTATTGATTTTATCACCACATAAGTTCCAGAGTTCAAAGGCATTTGCTTCTTGCCACTTAATATACTTTTCAAGCAACCGTTCACGAGCTTGACTATCGATTCTGAAGCCAATATTTTCCGTTCGGAGATATGAATCGTGCAAGTGCATGATAAAGTTTTCATAATAAGGTCTCATTTGTAATTCATCTAAATCACTATCCATTGCAAGATCGATTTCCTTCGTGACACATGAATCACGAGCACATCCTATAAACAGGTCATCAATCGAACCTTCATACATTCCTTCATTTTTGTAGAATGGTTCTTCCGTATATATTGAAGTGTTGAAGGCAAGATTCTTTGGTAATTCTGGATTAATGGCAAATGCCTTGAGCATTGTGTCACTAAAAAGTGATCGTATTTTAAACCCCAAACGAGCAATCTTGTCTTGGTCATATTTGAAGTTCTGTCCTATGATATCATTATTGATTAGTAAATCTGAAAGAAGTATCCATATGGATGCTAAGTCCGTAGTTGGTATACTGCTTATGCCGGATGAGTTCCATAATGGAATGGTTATTCCCTCATTAGGAATAAATGCTATTCCTATGCAGACAGGAATACAATCCTTAGCTTCGATATCTATTGCTGGATGTGTATAATCTTTATATTTAAGAATGAAGTCATATACATCAGCAGACGAACGCGCAACATGAAGATAACGTGAAGGGCGATTTAACTCCGGTGTTAAGGATTGCTTTAATGCTCTCTTCAAATCAAATACTATGATAGGTCGTTGCCAATATCCACTTATTTCCCCTTTCTGATGTAATAAATGAGCAGGATGGAAAGTGCTAACACATTTTCTACCGAAAGCGGATAAAATTGAACCTCTATAATCTGTAATTGGAGATTTACCTGTGATAGCATATAAAGCTGTCCCACCCAAACCAATAACGACATTAGGATTAATATTATTAAGCTCAATTTGTAAGTCATTGTATTCCTTTACTAAATCTATGCCTGCATTACGAGCACGAACTTGAAATGGAATCTTCTGTTCACCTACATTTGGTGGAACGAAATATTTACAGCAATTTGTTACCCAACATTGAGATCTATTTATGCCTGCATCTTTTAATAATTCATTGAGAAGTCTACCAGATGGTCCAGTGAATGCAAGTTTGGTTAGCATTTCATCTGATGCGGGACTTTCACCGACGATAGCAATTCGCGCATGGATGGGACCGTTTCCTCCTACGTAAGTTGAATCATCCATGATTAGACTTCAAGTCTCGCAGGGTTTTAATAGCTTTCAAAGCATTATTTCTAGAAGAAAACTTCCATTTACCTTCCCTTAAATGCTCCGCTATAGTTATATCCTCACTAACGGTGGCTAATGAAATTTGGAAGTAATTAGCAGTATCCATCATGCGCCAATTACTTCCAAATTCCAGTAACTTTCTACAATGAAAAAGATCGACTAGAATTATTTTTCTTTGCCAATCAGTTTCCTTTTCGAATTTTTCTTTGTATGTCATTTATCGAAATTCACATGAAAAGAAAGATGGGGCCGATTGAATTCATATTACTTTTGCTCTCCTTAAGAGAGAATAAGATATGAAACAACCGACCCCTATTGCTCATGATCACTTTCCCGCCATTGGTTTTGGGCTAGTTTCTCCCCATTTCCCAGCGATTAGGTGGGATCTGAGTCAAGAAATCCTTAAGGCTCGCGCCAGTATTTCCGTCGGACACGCACATGAACCAGCGGAAATAGGAAACCAACTAACTTGTGCAGTAATCATTGAGCAAATTTAAACATCTAATTCCGTCGAATCTACTTCATCTTCTTCTTCATCTTCATCACTTTCCAATTCATCATCATCCTTTTCATCTTCGAATTCATCATCTTCTTCTTTTTCGTCTGCGAGAATGAACTCATCTTCATCAAACATTATTCACTCCTACTGATTCCCGCATTGGCCCACATTACACATTCTTCGAGTTTCGTAATCGATAGTGACAATTCACGTGAATCCTTAGAAGATGCGACGATTAATTCAGCCAATTCCTTAGCTTTACTACGAATTGCTGCATAAATATCACCCTGATTACCTTTTGGTGGATGATATGTGAATCTGTTATCTAAATCATTCTGAGTAATCATTGTGAATTCCTTATCGATGAAAAATAGTGGGATGTCCGTCAATGGTCCCTTCGCAAACCATTCTTCCCTATTCAATATATTCAGGAAGCATCCCACAATAACTGCACTGCGGTATCCAACCATCGCGGGCTATCTTTACAATGTTATGGAAAGCCCGCAGTTATACGATACCTACCTCAGAAACTACTTACGAACCGGACGATACTGACCCGTGATTGCATTGGTAATGGAGTTATTATACTCTCCATTACCAATAAACATCTCCACTTCCTTTCCAATCAAACCTTCCATGTTCAATCGGAAATGCGGTGTGACTTCTACTGTAGGATCTACAGCCTGAATCAAAGGAATCATCTTACCAATTGCACCTGTATTGAAGAACCAGAAATACGGTGCAGGGACGCCTGCGAATTTGGTATCGCCGGTATCCGCATTCTTTACGATGGTTCCTTCTAAACGAATATTGGTGCTCTTACCGGAACCGGCTAATTTCGACTCGAATGAATCGATTTTCACCGTATACCATGCAGGTTCCACTATCTTTGACCGAAGAATGTCTTTTTCTGAGAATTCAATCAACATTTTCTTTCATCTCCCAATTTTCCGATTTACGTGATTAAATAGAGATATCACCCTTCATAGCCTTTATGGCAGGCACCAAGAACTTGTCATATAGACGGTCATCCCCAAACATAATTTCACTTGGTAATGGAAGAGCCGTTCGCGCGAAATCATCACCTGTATGTGTTGTTAACAATCCATATTGACCTCCTGAATCTGCGTTAAGTGACATCTTCATATTGAAATGATAGATTTCACTGGCATATACTGGAATCTTCGCGGCTGCGATTTTACCACCAGTTACTATCGATCGCGCGAAATGGGTTTTTCCATCAGGTGATTTCTGTTGCGTTTGGATTACATGGGCAATGAGGATGACATTAACTTTATGATATTTATGAATGTCTTTCAGGATGGATTGTAATTCTTGGAATGCTGAGGCTTCTGCATTATAATCTTCATATTCATTGATTTTTATTCCTGCTACTTGTCTACCGGCATCTTCACCTGATTTACGAGTTCCGCCTTTGGCGTTGCGCGTTTGAAGCCCAATTACATCTCCTAATGATGTAACGGAATCAATTACCAAGGTGGCAATCTTACGGTTATCGCGTAAGATGCATCGACCAGATGGTTGGAAGGATTCTAATTTCGCTCGGAGGGAATTGTAATCATTGTAATCATCAAATTCCACGTCCTTTTTAGAAATTCCCCATTTCCTCATGGGAATATTGATAGATTCCATTTTCTTATCAATAGAGGCCCAATATTGCGGTAAGGGGAATGAAAGTGCTTCAGTTGATTTGCGAGTGCCTGGTTCTCCTTTAAATAAACAGTATAGGATGCTTGGATCTACATCTTCCATTGTTGGCATTTTAATTATTCCTTTTCAAATAATTATTCATCTTGATTATCAATTCGTTCTTCTTCACGTTCTTGCTTACTTCTACCCATACTATCACGAGTTCCCTTACATAATGGATAACTCTTACATCCCCAAAATACCCCATATTCACTTTTGCGGGATATCATTGGCCCTTCACATTCAGGGCATTTCACATTTTCAGGTTTCATTTAATTAAATCCTTTAATAAAATTAATAAATTCCTGCCTAGTCATATGTGGCTTAGTCAGTAATTGCATTGTGCAAAGCATTTGTAATACATCACTTTTAGTTTCAGGATGCTTATTGATATCAGACATTATGGATACTATACCATTTCTCAGAGCTGCAAATGGCTCTGTTTTAGCATAGTAATCATATTCTTGAATTGCACGCTCCTTGCACCATTTAATATGGTCTTCTCTAGTCATTTAATCACCATTCACTTCCCTTTTATTCGACACATCCCACTTCGGCCCTTTAATGAACTGACTCGCAATTGTTTCACTTCTCAAATTCTCTTCCGATTCACATACTTCCTTAAACTGACAATGACCAAACTTATTTTCACAATGAGTGAAATTTGGTGGATAATATCCACTTTCATTATAAATGAGGTATAGTTTTGCCCAGAAAGGAACGATGTTCTGCGACCATTCATGTAGCCGCGCAAGGGAATATGGAATTAATATTCGTTGGAATTTTTCTGCTGACTTCAAACTAGTTTGAAATCCAATCTTATTCACGATCATCTGTCTGGAACCCGTCACGAAACATTGGCCCATGAACTGATTGTTTAATGATAACTGTTCATTATTCCTACTCATAGTCTTATGATCAACTGGAAATATGCCTTGATTAGTATCTGCACCAAGATCTAATTTAGCTTTCCAAAGAATACGTATTTCATCATCTTCATAAATAATTTTCTTTACAACTTCCTCTACATGTAAGGGAACCCAATGATCATTCTTATAGAAGTCAAAATATTCTTCCATCGTTTTGATTACGTAATTATAACCCGTGCGTTTGGGACTTGAAGTGGATTCGGCAGGTGTATCACGCAAACCTTTACCATCATCTCCAGTTAGAATATACTTCTGACCGGCTTTCATTCCCTTTTCTATTGCTAGTGTTCTTCCTTCATGATTGCGAATTGAGAGATAGTAATGTTCAAGAATCACATGAACCAAAGAACCGCATTC